ATTTTACCAAAAGAAAGTGTCTGGTATCAATATGAAAGGATTTTTACTGATGATTATAAAGCTATTAGTCCAGAATATAAAGACTTTCTATTAAAGTTTGAACAAGCAGAGTATCCAAATGTTTCAAATGAACCTTATCGTAGAGTTTGGACCAAACATATTTCTTCTTACGCAACAAACTATAACTTGTTTGATGTTTCATTGGCACCACTTGAAGAAAACATTTTCAATAAAGTTAAGAGTCAATTAAAAGTTATTGAAGCTGGTTTCCATAAGAAAGCATTGATTGGTCAAAATTATGGTCCGTATCAAATTGATTTGAATCATGCTATTAAGTTTGGTGGTGAATTTGATATGACAGCTAATGCAATTTTGGTAGATAGTGATAAAAACCACAAAGATTGGTTTGGCGCTATTAAAAAACTTGTAAACAATCCAGAAATGATAACTGTATTGCAAAATAATCTTTATGATACAATTAAAGATAGGTATAGTATAAATAAAGTTACTGAAACTAGAAGAAATTTATATCATAGTTTGGTGGCAAAACACAAACCAGAAATGGTTTTACAAACAACAAATTAACATTATGAAAACAAAATCAACACCATCTTCATTTACGAGGTTTAGAATTTACGTTAGTAATCTTTGGTTTAGATACATTAAAAACCCTTTTTACTATCGTTTAATTGTTGAACCTAAAGCTAAAAGAGAAAGAGAAAGGAAAAGAAAAGAAATCATTAAAGATTTTGAACAAAAGCAAAAAGCTGCTGTTTCTAGAATTAAAGAAGTAATGTATCATGAAAAAGTTTATCATGAAAATAACCCTAAATTAGATTATTTAAACCAAAAATTGGTAGAAGGTAGAGAACATATCATTCAAATGTCACCACTTATACATAGAACACCTTTCTTTTATGAACCAGAAATTTGTGAAATTCATAATGAAACGCTGGATACAAAAAAAGATAATTTACATAAAGTAATTTTAAATGATGACAATTTAGCGAGAGAATCAATTAGAAAACAAGATATAAGAGCTAATGCTGCTAATACTCAAAATAATAACGAAGTGAAAAGAGAATATAATGTTGACGAGTTGAAAACATTATTAAAAAACGCTAAAGAACTTTTATAAAATTATTTGCTAGTTTGGAAAAGTTTATGTATATTTGCATAAAATAACAATTTTCTAAACTAGCATTTAATGTCTTTAGACCAAGCTAAAATAGTTTCTAATACTAAAAAATATTTTGAAACGGCAACAAATAATGGGTTTATGAACGATGAACTCATTCAATTTTTAGGTGAAGATTTCATCAAAGCTCCAGCCAGCAGCATGGCTGATTATCACAATGCTTTTGAAGGTGGTCTTATTGACCATTTGCTTAAAGTAGCCTCTTATGCTGTAAAAATAAATAACACATTACCAGAAGACGAGAAAGTAGACCAAACATCTCTTATAAAAGTATGTCTATTACACGGTATTGGTAAAGCCAAATTGTATAAACCTTGTACCTCAGAATGGCATCGCAAAAACCAAGGTAAAATGTATGAATTTAATGAAGACCTTGTTTCTATGCGAATAGGTGAAAGAAGTGTTTATTATATTCTTTCATATGGTATAAAAATAACTGAGGAAGAATTTTCTGCGATTTTATTCTTTGATAAAGTGGACGATAAAATGTCAGATTATCACAATTCAATGCTTGGTGATTTACTTAAAATGGGTAATATCTTGGCCATTAAACACGCAAAAATAAAAAACAATTAATATGAACGATTTAATAGAAAAAATGAGAGCAAGAATTTCACAGATTGCTGACCCAGAAGACCCCTATACTCAAGAAGATTTCGATAAAGAGTTTTCAGATTCAACATCAAAAAACATTAGTGTTGACCAAGACTTTTGGAAAATTAAATTAAAATTTTCAAACAAATCAAATAATCCAGACCCAGATTATGCCACATTTGGTTCTTCTGGTTTTGACTTTAGAGCTAATCTAACAGAATTGGTAACAATAAAAGCTGGGAAAAGAGCTATAATACCAACTGGTTTATTTTTTGAGTTACCAAATAATTTTGAAATCCAAGTCCGTCCTCGCAGCGGTTTAGCAGCTAAGAATGGTGTAACGGTGTTAAACACCCCAGGAACGGTTGATGCTGATTACCGTGGTGAAATTAAAATAATTTTAATCAATTTAGGTGATGAAGATTTTGTTGTAAACCATGGAGATAGAATTGCTCAAGGTGTTTTGGCAACTGTTACAGCTAAAAATATTGTTAAATTAATAAAAATTGATGAAGTTTCAACTAACACAGAAAGAAGCACAGGTGGTTTCGGGTCAACTGGTATAAAATAATATGGATAAAAATAGAATTTTAGAAATAGAAAATAGACTTAAATGGTTAAACATTGAATTAGCTCATAAAAATTATTTAGATGGTTATTCAATCATAAGTTACAAAGAAGAATTTAAGAAATTATTAAACGAATTGGAAAAAATAGAGAATAAAAAAGATGATGGAAAAATTTGATTTTAACGATATTCTAATAGTACCAGCTACTGTATCATCAATAAGTAGTCGAAAAAACATAAACCCATATTATAATGGGTTTTTGCCACTAATTACAGCTCCAATGGATACTGTTATTTGTCCAGAAAATGAAGAATTATTTTATAACAATAAGATAAACACATGCTTACCAAGAGGTGAAAAATCTTCATTAGGTTTTACTTCATATTCTTTAAACGAAATGTTTTCAAAATATTTGTCTAATGAATTAAATGATGATGGTTATTATTTGATTGATATTGCAAATGGTCATATGATTGATTTATTAACAACGACAAAACTAATAAAACAAAAATATCCTAATTTGACACTAATGGTTGGAAATGTTGCTAATCCAAAAACTTATACTGAATTATCAAATGCTGGTGCTGATTTTATTAGAGTTGGTGTTGGTAACGGTGGCGGTTGTAGCACAACCGTTCATACTGGTGTAGGGTATCCTATGGCATCGCTAATCCAAGAATGTTATTTTGAATCATTACATTTGTATAATCCAGCTAAAATTGTAGCTGATGGTGGTATGCAAAACTACAGTGATATTATCAAAGCATTGGTTTTGGGTGCTGACTATGTTATGGTTGGTAGTCTATTTAACAAAGCTATTGAATCATGTGGTGACAATTATCTATGGGGTAAGATAAAAGTTAATCAAGAAGTTGCCAAATTGGCTTACGATAATAAAATCCCTGTGTATAAAAAATTCAGAGGAATGAGTACCAAAGAAGTTCAAAAAAAATGGGGTAAAGAAACCTTGACAACTTCAGAAGGTGTGATTAGATTTAGACAAGTTGAATATACATTGGCTAAATGGATAGAAAATTTTGAAGACTATTTACGTTCTGCCATGAGTTATTCAGATGCTATTACATTAGAAGATTTTATCGGTCAAGCTAATGTGATAAAAATAACAAACAACGCATACAACAGATTTAAAAAATAATGATAACAGTAATATATTGCACAAGACAAAGTAATCTAGAACATAGAGAACATTTGATTAAAAGTTCTGGGTTAGTAAAAAACATTGAAATAATTGAGATTATAAACAATGGTGAATCTTTAACATCATGTTATAATCGTGGACTAAAACAAGCAAAAAATAATATTATTGTTTACTGTCACGATGATTTGGTTATTGAAACAAAATCATGGGGAGAAAAACTACTTAAGCTATTTGAAAGAAACCCTGAATTTGGTATCATAGGAGTGGCTGGTACTAAGTACTTAGCGCAAAGCGGTAAATGGTGGGAAAACCCAAAGAAAATGTATGGTCGTGTTGCGCATACACATGAAGGAAAAACTTGGTTATCATCTTATTCACCAGACTTAAATCAAGTTATCGAAGAAACAGTTATTGTTGATGGTGTTTTCTTTGCTGTTGACAAAACAAAAATAAAAAAAGAATTTAATGAAGAAGTAAAAGGTTTTCATTTTTATGATGTTAATTTTTGTTTTGAAAATTATTTAGAAGGTGTTAAACTTGGTGTTACAACTGTAATTAGAATCAACCATAAATCTATTGGTATGACCAATGACCAATGGGAAACTAATAGACAAGAATTTTCAGAAAAGTTCAAAGATAAATTACCCATTTCAATTAAAAAGAAATTGAGAAAGGGTGAAAAACTTAACGTACTAATAACTTCATTATCATTTGATGATAATTCACCAAAAAGTAATATTATATTAGAAATAGCGTCTAAATTAAAAAAAGAAAAACATAATGTTACAATTTGTTCAAACATTAATGGTAAAATTGCAAACCTTGCTAAAACAAAAGGTATAATTTTGGCACCGATACAACAACCACCAGGATTTGCTTTAGGTGATGGAAAATGGAAACTTAAAACTCAACAAGGTGAAGTTGTTTCTCAACCAAACACATTGTATAAAGTAAAAGAACATAATTTTGATATAATACATATATTTGATGATGAAATTATTGACCACATGAATAAATTATATGTTGGTTGTAATTTGATAAACACCAAATTTCCGAATGGTTTATTTATTAATACTGAAAAAAATCCTTTAGTTAAGACTACTATTGAGATTAGCAATAATATTGAAGATGTTAAAGGTTTTGATGTAAATAAGATTTTAAATGAATATATTGAAATATTATAATGGTAAAGATTGTAAGTGGTTATTCAGAAAAGGGTGGTTCAACATCAGCATTTATTGATTTAACAAATGAATTTAATAAGAGAGGGGTTGATACCACTTTTTATGGTCCTCATAAATGGCATTTAGATAAGTGTAAATCTGGTTTATTAGATTCTGGTTTTGTGGTAAATAAAGATGATGTACTAATTTGTCATTTTTTACAACTTCCTAGCAGACCAGCTGCCAAAAAAGTTATCCTATCATGTCATGAGAAATGGTGGTTTAAAGTTGGTGATATAAAACAATATTGGGATACAGTCATATTTTTACATGATGCTCATAGAGAATATCATAGTACATACACTGGCCAATTTACAATAATACCAAATTTAAAACCAAGTTTGAAACCAATAGATAAACCAGAATTGGAATTGGTTGCTGGTATAATAGGTGCTATTGAAGACCGAAAACAAACACACCTATCAATACAAAGAGCTTTAGCTGACGGTTGTAAAAAAATTAAAATATTTGGTCACATAAACGACCAAAATTATTATGTTAAATTTGTACAACCATTATTAAATGATAATATAGAGATTGTTGGTTTTTCAAACGATAAACAATCAATGTATGATTCAATTGGCAGAGTTTATCATTCATCAAAAGGTGAAGTTGCTTGCTTGGTTAAAGACGAATGTTGGTTGACCAATACTAAGTTCTTTGGTAACGAAGAAACAAATAACATTGTCTCACCTTTATCCAACAATGAGATTTTTGAACTATGGAAAAAAATACTTGAAATATGATTATACACGCACACATACTAGCTTACAATGAAGAAAAAATTCTTCCGTTTACATTAGATTATTATTCAAAAATTTGTGAAAAAATATTTATATATGATAATAATTCAACAGACGGTTCTGATGAAATTTATAAAAAATATGCTAAAGTAACTGTAATTAAATGGTCTAGCAATGATGAGATAAACGAACTAAACTATATAAACATAAAATCAAATGGGTATAAACAATATAGTAGAAATGCTGATTGGGTAATTGTTTGTGATTGTGATGAAATACTATATCACCCTAGACTTCTAGATAAACTTCAATATTACAAAGATAATGGGATTACTGTTCCTAAAGTTAATGGTCATGATATGGTTAGTGAAACATTTCCAACATATGATGGAGAACCAATCACTGACAAAATAAAAACTGGGTCTGAAGTCTATCCACCTTTTTGCAAGAATATAATCTTTAACCCAAAATTAGATGTTCAATATGGGATAGGTGGTCATTCGTTTCAATGTAACAATGCAGTGTATTCTAATAGCCCAGAATTAAAATTATTACACTATAAATTCTTAAGTGTTGAATACGTTGAAAGAATATATAAAGCAAGGGCCGAAAGATTAAGTGAATTTAATAAGAAAAATAAGTTTGGAGAGCATTATTTCAACATTCCATATGATTATATGGACAAACTATTAAAAGAAAATATACAAGTGATATGAGAAAAATATTGATTTCAGATTTTACGATAAAAGAAGTTTCACATGGGGGTTCTGAATGGGTCAATCAAGTATTAATTGACAAATTTGGTTTTGAATTTGAATATTCGCAAAATATTACTTTTTTGGACCCAAACAACTTTTATATAATTTCAAACATATCATTGATGCGACCAAATTTGGTTAGAGAAATACCTAAACTAAATTACATTATTATCGAGAATGATTATAAAATATGTCATTCAAGACATCCATGGAGATACCCAGATTCAATCATACCTAAAAACGAAAGAATCAATTATGATTTATATGAAAACGCAAAAGCTGTGTTTGTTCAAACCAATGACCATCTTAGAGTTTATAAGATAAACGAAGTGAAAGCCAATTTTGTAAACCTACATTCATCTATTTGGGCTGAAAGTGATTTGCAACTTTTAGAAAACATGTTAAAACAATATCCAGTTAAAAATGGTAAACACGGTATTTACGCCACGGATAATTGGATTAAAAATACGCAAGGTGCTGTAAAGTATTGTGAAGATAACAAATTGGATTTTGGTTTGATTACAAATCAAGAGAAAAGAGAAGATTTTTTGGATAAGCTGGCACAGTGTTCACATTTGGTGTTCTATCCTATTGCAAGAGAAACGTTTTGTAGATTGGTTGTGGAAGCCAAGTGTATGGGTGTTGACGTAATGACAACTAGAAACTATGGTGCTTCATCAGAAGGTTATTTTGAAATGATTGGTCAAGAATTGATTGATTTATTAAGAATGCAAACTGAAGAAAATCTAATGAAAATTTCAAAATATGTTAATTAAAAAAATAATGAAAAACGTAAAAAATTGGGCTAAAAAAAAAGCGGCTATTATGTCATTGGCGTTTGCGAACGTTGAAAAAAATACTTTTGGTCAAAATGGTGAAAGCTTAAGTAGTGATATTAACCAAGAAAGAAGACATACTCAAGGCCAGTTGTCTGATGCTTTGGTTCATGGTGAAATAACACAAGAAGTAATGGATTTGCGTTGGAGAACTTATAAGATATTAAGACAAACAGATGGTGTTGTTGTTGAAATAGTTGGTTATGATGACTATGGTTATCCAATAGTTAAAACTAAGAAATCTGATAAAAAAATAGGATTGGATAAGATTAAAATAGACCCTACTAATTCATATCCATTGGAAATGGTAGTTGATAATAATGAAATAACACTAAGTGTGAATGAATCATTAGATAATACTCTTATCAATACAACAAATACACTGAAAGTAGAAACAAATACTTTCATTAAAGTTGATGATAATTCTGAAACAATAACAGGAAAAGAAGAAAATGTTGTTATACATGGTGATATTAGCGCTAATGATTTTTTTGCCAGTCATAAAACACAAAAACCTATTACTATAGTTAGAACTTTTTTCCCTAAATTTAGTATTGAAAATTTCACAAAAAAACTTAACATTAGAAATATTAATGGTGATAACAAATTGTTAGAGTTTTATGTTAGTATGTATCCAGATGAATACAATAAAACATCTACTTTTTTCATAAATGAATTGAAAAAAGCTATTAAAAATCCAGCCTCTACTAACATGTTAGATATAAAAGAAGTTGGGTTTATAACATATAAAACAACAGGTGCTGAAGATTTTTTAGAATATAGTTATGAAATCACTTCCTTTGACAAAATTGTTGAATTTAATGGTCACTATGTTATAAAATTTTTGGCTAAGGTAAAAATTAACGGTGTTGACATTTTAGAAAAACATAGGATGTTTGAATTGGATGAAAAATATAAAAATAAAACAAAGAAAAAACAATGAGTCAGATAACAGCTATATTAAATGGTTTTAAACGTCCTCAGTTCTTAAAAGAACAAGTTGATGCTATCAGAAATCAAACGATAAAACCAAAAGACATTATGCTTTGGCAAAATAATACTGAAGGTTTTGATAAAGAATTAACTGATACTTTAATTACAGCTTCTTCAAACATTAACCTAGGTGTTTGGGCTAGATTTGCTTTTGCTTTAAATGCAAAAACAGAATACATTTGTATCTTTGATGATGATACAATACCAGGAGATATGTGGTTTGAAAATTGTCTTGAAACAATGAAAAAACATGAAGGGTTATTAGGTACTGTTGGTTTAATATATGACACACCTAATAGCTATAGACCTAATACAAGATTTGGTTGGACTGACATAAATAATCCAGAAACAATCCAAGTTGATATTGTTGGACATGCTTGGTTTTTTAAAAGAGAATGGTTATCAACATACTGGAGAGAACTACCACCAATTAATTTAACAACTGTTGGTGAAGACATGCATTTTTCATATATGTTACAAAAATATTTAGGGTTAAATACTTATGTACCACCTCATCCAGAAAACAATAAACAAATGTGGGGTAGCACAAAAGGATGGGAAATGGGTACTGAAAAAAACGCATTGTCATTAAATGAAGATAATATAAGATATATGGATTGGTACCATAAAAAATTAATTAACGATGGTTTTAAATTAGTAAGATATGGAAAAATTTAATGTTGATTTTGAAAAATTTTGGTTTATGATTGAAAAAGGTGAAAATTTTACTTTTACAAGATATGCTGATGGTGAGGTTATGTTAATGAATGGAAATGCTATTGGTTCCGTAACACAAGCATCGATAGTAGATAAGTGGTCAGCACCTTTAGGTTTAACAAAAGTTGGTAAAGATTTATTAGAGACTTTAAACCATACTGAAGATAATTACTACTACGCTATTTCTTCAGTTACTGACAATATAGGTGATTACAATTTTTTAAAATCAAACATCAAACAAAAAGATGAAAACATAACATTTGTAAATCTTTGGATAAATTACAACTACCAAAAAACAATAGAAAAATACAATCTACTTAAAAGACCTGTACATTTAATTTGCAACTACAAAGCTAAAAAAGAAAATTTCCCATTTACTGTCTCCAGTATTACACCGTTTCCAAATGATTGTATTAATTTTTGGGAAGATAATAACGAATATTTTATGGATGAACTATTAGAAAAATATAAAAACAAAATAAACGAATTGTTTTTTATTTCTTGTGGCCCAGTTTCAGAAATAATAATTCATAATTTATATACTAATAACCCTAATAATTCATATATTGATGTTGGTTCATCGATAGACGAATTTGTTCATGGATATAAAACAAGACCATATATGGACAAAAATTCCGTATATAGCAGAATGATTTCAACTTTTTAATATGGTACAAGTAGCTTACACCAACACAAATTGTTCCGACCTTTGGAATACGTTTCAAAATCAAATTAAGAAACATACAAACATACCTCTTTATATGATTAGTGATAAAGAGGTCGAAAACATAAACATATCTGATATGTTTATATACGACAATAAAGACCCATATTATAAAGTTTGGATTAATGCTCTGAAGAAATTCGATTGTGAGTATTTTATATATTTACAAGAAGATTTTTTCTTATATGATAATGTTAATGAAGATAAATTAAATGAATATGTTAATTTTTTAAAAAACAACCCAGACTATTCGTTTGTCAGACTTATAAAATCTGGTCAATTAGGTGATATAAAACTATCGGATACTCTATTCGAAATAGAACCTTCTAATCCTTTCGTTTTTGCTATGCAAGCCACTATATGGCGCACAAGTGATTATATAGCTTTAATGGAGGCTGTGAAAGAGGATAAATGGTTAGAAACATCTAAATATACGTATACAATGAATCATATGGGTATGAAAGGTGCTTACCATTACGATAATGAACCAAAAAGAGGTGGTAACCACTACGATACAAATGTATATCCTTATATTGCAACTGCTTTGGTTAAAGGCAGATGGATAATGTCTGAATACTCAAAAGAATTGGGGTCAATTTTATACGAAAATAACATTGATTTAAACAAACGTGGTACTTACTAATATGGAAGTTTTTTTATGTTTTTATACAAATGAAAAATTTAGACAACGTGAAGATTTTTTAAAAAATTATTTTTCAGAAAGAGGTTTTCAAAAAATAATAGGTTATAGGTCTGAAGAAGTAAAAACTGGTAAGTTTTATGAAAAAAATAAAGAGATTTTAGATTGCCAAACTGGTGATGGTTATTGGTTGTGGAAACCAAAGATAATTTTAGACACTTTTGAAAAAATGAATTATGGTGATGTATTAGTTTATACTGATTCTGGTGATTTGATAAATATGGATGTTAACGATATAATATCATACTCAACCACCAATGATTATTATTTTACAAATTGGGGTGGTATAAGATGGCAACAAAAAATATGTTCAAAAAGAGATTGTTTTATATTAATGGATTGTGATACCACAGTTTATCATGAAACATCACAAATGGAAGCTGGTTTTTTAATTTTTAAAAAAACAGAACAAATGATAGCATTATTAAAAGACTATCTACACTATTGTAGCGTAAAACCCATAATTGATAACGAAGAAAATTTGTACGGTGAGAACTTCCCAAATTGGCAATTTCATAGAAATGACCAAAGCGTATTAACCAATTTAATCGTAAAACATGGGTTAAATTTTAATACTAGTCTTGACAATAAAATAAATTGTAATAACTTTATACCATGAAATTTATAGCGTTAAATTATAGTTATGACTTACAAAAAATGTCAGAAATTGGAAGGAAATGGGCTTACGATGTTTATAAAAACAATGAGTTTATTTTAGAATACTCATCAGCTTCATATGCAACGTTTATTTACAAAAACCCTAAGGAAACATTACATTTATACACAGATAATGTTTTAGCAATGAAAGAAAAAATGGCCAAATATAATATTGACCAAGATAGAATTGTTTATATTGATTATTCTGAAAATCTAAAACAATATGGTAATGATTTGAAATATAGTTTTACGGTGTTAAACGATTTTATTAATTATGCTAAATCTGATAGTGAATATACGATTAAAATTGATAATGATTTAATTTTTATTGAAAAATTACCAGAAATAAATTTGAATAACATTTTAGTTTGGAAATATGAAAGAATAGTTAAAAATGGTGATGTTAGATGGGGTGAAATTAAAATTTGTAACGAAGTTCTAAACAACACTGATTTTAAAATCTACAATTTAGGTATTTTTGGTTTACCAGTGACATTTCAAAAGGAAGACGCTAAAGATATTATGGATAAAATGATTTCGGTTGATATTTCAGATGTTACAGATGTTGATAGTAAAATATACCACTGTTGTGAACAAACGGCTAACAATTGGGTGTTTAATAAATACAATTATAACGTTATCGAAGCATACCCATATGTTGACCATTTATTTGACAGAAAGGGTGAATGTATTGAAAAAGCAAAATACTTACTGAAATGAAAACAAGTTGTTTATTAACGATACACAATAAAGAATCTTTAGCTGAAAGAGTTTGTAATTCATTAGTTGATAATCTATCTTCATTAAATGACCAGATAATAGTTGTTTTTGATGGTTGTACTGATAATAGTGAAAGTTTAGTCAAAAACGTTTTAGACCGAGTATCTGACAAGAAAATTGATTATGTTTACACAGAAAATGTGTTTGAAACAAAGGCTAACAATGCTGGTCTAAAAATGGTTCAAAATAATTATGTTGTTTTATTACAAGACGACATGGTTATCAACGAAAAAGATTTTGATTTAAGAATGTTACAACCATTTTTAAAATTTGATGACGTTTTTGCTGTGACATCATTTGTTGCACATAATAATATCTATAACGAATCAACAAAACAGATAAACTATATTGATATTGCTAGAAATACAGAATGTGCTAGAGATATATTTTACGCTAGAGAATATGCAAATAGGGGACCGTTGATGTATGATTATAGAGATGTCGTAAAACTAAATTTTTTAGATGAATATTTTGCTCCGCAAAATTATGATGACATGGATATCTCAATGAGAGCGTTCAAAGAATTGGGTAAAGTATCTGGTTTGTATTGGATAGATTATACATCAGACCCTAATTGGGGTACTACTAGACAAAAAAATCAAAGTTTGCATAATGAATTAGTTTATGTAAACGCTGCTAAAATATTAGAAAAACATAAAGATTTGTTATATGGTAACAAATTTGTTGAAAATAGAAATATGATATGAAAATAAAACCGTCAGATGACACACAATGGAGGCAAGAAAATGGCGATAATACTTATCGTGTAAATTATAATTTAAACAATGATTCTATAGTAGTAGATTTAGGTGCTAGACATGGTCATTGGTCTGATTTAATAAAAAATAGATATTCACCAAAAATTTATTGTTTTGAAGTGGTACCACAATTTTGTAATGAATTAACAGAAAAAGGTTACAATACTTTTTGTGTTGCTGTTTCTGATAAAAAAGAAAAAATAAAATTAGGTGTTTTTGAATCTGAAGCTTCTATTTTTTACGAAGAATCAAATTTTGAATCTGAAGCGATTTCAGCTAGTCAAATTTTTAATTTAATTAAACATGATAATATTGATTTAATGAAAATTAACGTTGAAGGGGCTGAATACCAAATATTGGAAGAATTAATTGATACGAAAAATATAAGTAAAATTAAAAACTTACAAGTACAATTTCACTTATTTGATGAAGAAGAAAATAATAATTATAATAACTTGGTTCAAAAACTTTCAGAAACTCATGAATTATCATGGAGATTTCCGTTTGTTTGGGAAAATTGGGTTTTAAAAAACAAATAAAAAATGGTAAAAAATTCTATTAACAAAGAACGTTGGGATTTAGCTCAACAAGAAGAAAAATTACATCATACTCATGACAGTACTGATATTGCGTTAGATAGATGGAAAGATATTTATGATTTTTATTTTAGATATTTAGACATTGAGTTGGACTTAAAAAATAAAACTATATTAGAAATTGGTCCAGCTAGAATAGCTGCTTTATTATATTGTAACAATTATGGTCCTTCATATATAGTCGAACCAACTATATATGAAGATAGTGAAGAACTTTATGGTGATAAAAAAATAACATTTATAAGAGAAATTTATGAAGATTGTGAATCACCAAAAGTTGATGAAATATGGTTGTTTAATGTTTTACAACATATTATAGACCCAGATTTATTTGTTGAAAAATGCAAAAAGAATGCTAAAATTATTAGATTTTTTGAACCAATAAATACACCAATAGAAACTCATCACCCACACTCATTTACATTTGAAGAATATGTTAAATATTTTGGTGATTCGGTAAAATTGTATAACGGTTCTACTGAAAAATTTCATACTGCTGATTGTGTTTATGGTAATTATAACTGTTATTAATTTTATTCTATTTTATGATTTCTTTTTCTCAATGTGGACAAGATTTATTTGTCTTTAATTTATTAAAAAAACAAAACGGTACTTTTTTAGATTTAGGTTGTTACCTACCTAAAAATATAAATAACACCTATTTACTAGAACAAAATGGTTGGACTGGTTTATCTTTAGACATCAATGATTATCAAAAAGAATGGAGTGAAAGAAAAAACCCATTTGTCAAATGTGATTGTTTTAAACAAAACTATAACGAATTATTATCAAAATATTATGAGACCAATATTATTGACTATCTAAGCTTAGATATGGAAAAATTAGGTGATAGATATAAATTGTTGGAAATAATTTTAAATACTAGTTATGAATTTAAAGTAATAACAATTGAACATGATTCACACTTAGGTGACAATTATGTAACGCATGAAAAAATTCCTCAAAGAAATTTGTTAACAAATATGGGGTATGTTTTAGTTTGTGCTGATGTATCACATAAAGATTATCCTAATGATTATTATGAAGATTGGTGGGTAAATAAAAAATACGTAAAAGAAGAAACGTATAAAACATGGATATCTAATAAAGAAAATTCTTATGAAATATTAAATAAAAATAACGTAAAATACGAAATTAGTAACGATTCAAAAAAATGGTATTAAAAAAAATATTAATATTAGGTGGTGGTGGTTTTATTGGTGGTCACTTAGCAAAAAGATTAAAATCAGAAGGTCATTGGGTTAGAATTGTTGACCTTAAAAAACACGAATACTTTAATTTAGATGATATCTCAAACGAGTTTATTGTTGGTGATTTGAGAGACCCTATGTTGGTGTCTAAAATAATGATGGCTCCTAATCAATCTTCTTTAAAAGATAAAGAAAATTCTTTTGACGAAGTGTATCAACTAGCTGCCGATATGGGTGGTGCTGGTTATATTTTTACTGGTGAACATGATGCCGATGTAATGCATAATTCAGCAATGATAAACCTAAATGTTGCCAAAGAAGCTGTTTTAAAAAACGTTAAGAAAGTTTTTTATTCATCTTCAGCTTGCATGTACCCAGAACACAACCAATTAGACCCTAATAACCCTAATTGCGAAGAATCTTCAGCATATCCAGCTAATCCAGATTCAGAATATGGTTGGGAAAAATTATTTAGTGAAAGATTGTTTTTATCTTTTATGAGAAATTATGGTTTGCAAGTTAGAATTGCTAGATTTCATAATATATTCGGCCCTCAAGGTACTTGGAAAGGTGGTAAAGAAAAAGCACCAGCTGCTATGTGTAGAAAAGCTTCAGAAACACCAGATGGTGGTGTTTTAGAAGTATGGGGTGACGGTAGTCAAACTCGTTCATTTTTGTATATTGATGAATGTGTTGAAGCTGTTTTAAGACTTATGAATAGTGATTTTACAGGACCAGTTAATATAGGTTCTGAGGAGATGGTAACCATCAATCAATTAGCTGAAATGGTTATAAAACTATCTGATAAAAATATAACAATAAAAAATATTTACGGTGATGAATTTATTACAAAGTATGGTCATAAATGTCCAACTGGTGTTAAGGGAAGAAACTCAGACAACAAACTATATAACGAAAAAATTGGTTGGTCAGTTTCAGAACCTTTAATTAAAGGTTTAGAAAAATCATATGAATGGATAAAGTCTTTATTAGTTGTACATGAATAATAAATTAGTTATAATAATACAAGGACCATCTAATAATGTGGAAGAATTAAAAAAAGCTTGGGATGGGTATAATTTGATTTGGTCAACATGGAAAGGTAGTGAATCAAGATATAGTGATAATGATATTGTTATATTTAATGACGTACCGCATGAAAAAGGTGTTGGGAATATAAAATTACAACAGTTAACTACAAATAAAGGTATTGAAAAAGCAAAAGAACTTGGGTATCAAAGAGTTTTCAAATGGAGAAGTGATATGATACCAACAAACCCTAAAAAGTTAATTACACTATTAACCGAAGGTGTTAATATTTTATTTTTTCATAATCAGTTACCATATAGACCTAGTTCTTATGTTGACTATGTTATGGAATCAGATATTGATACTATGGTCAGTATTTGGGATTTTGATGAAAGTAATTCAACACATGCCGAAGCTATTATAACATCAAATATTAACAGAAAAAATATAATAAATATAAATTTATTTGGGGGTTGTTTAAATGATGATAATGATATTGTCTGGTTAAAAAGAAATATTCATATAAAAGATTATAAACATCACAAATTATTTGAACATAATTTATGTAATGATGAAAATTAATATAGTAATCCCAATGGCTGGTCTTGGTAATCGTTTTAAAATAAAAGGTTATGATGAGATTAAACCAATGATTAAAATTGGTGAAAAAAGAATGATTGAATTAGCGATAAATTCAATCGGAATTGAGGGTGAATTTATTTTTATAGTTAATAACCATGAAGGCCAAAGTAATGAATTGATTAAATTGTTAAACGTAATAGTCAATAATCCAAAAATAATAGAAATAGATTATTTAACTGAAGGTCCAGCTAGTAGTGTTTTATTAGCGAAAGAATTAATTAATAATGACAACCCATTAATTGTTACAAATTGTGACCAAATAATGGAATGGGATTCAAAAGATTTTCATAAGACATTAAAAGAAACAAATAAAGATGGTATTGTTGTAACATACAATGTCTTAACAGAGAAAAATAGTTATGTTAAATTGGATAAAAATGGTGATGCTATATTATTTGCTGAGAAACAGATAATAAGTGAGTATTCACTTAATGGAATTCATTTTTGGAAAAAAGGTTCTGATTTCGTAACTTCAGTTGAATCAATGGTTAATAAAAATATAAGAGTTAATAATGAATTTTACATAGCGCCAACATATAATGAAATGATAGGTGAAAATAAAAAAATAGGTGTATACCATATTGACCAATCTAAACATTGGTCAGTTGGTATACCAGATGATTTAGAAAAATACTTAAAACATGCAAATTTATAAATTAAATGAAATGAAAGATGGTTGGTTTGTAGGTGATTTTCTACCTACAGCTTTTAAGACCAAAGACTTTGAAGTTTGTTATAAAAAACACACTAAAGGTGAATTCTGGGATAAACATTACCACGAAAAAATCCATGAGATAAATCTTTTAGTTAAGGGTAAAATGTTAATAAATGATATCGAAATTAATGAAGGTGATATTTTCACCATTCAACCTTTTTACATCGCAAAACCAACTTTTTTAGAAGATTGTGAATTAGTAATAGTAAAAACACCATCAATCACTGATGATAAAATAATAATTGAATAAATAAATAAAATATGATTTTTAAAAAAAATATTAAAAAAGAAGATTATGTTATTGTTGAATATTTTTTAAAATCAACAACAACATTAAGAGATGCAGCATGGAATTTAGCTATAGGTCAAAGTGTTGGTAACCCAAATGTTAGAAACTCATGGGAGACTGATGAGTTATTTGAAAAACATTCATGCATGGTTTTAGCTGATGAAGATGAATTAACTGATAAAAGTGAAGGTATAGTTAAGATAGCTTTCCCAAATGCTAATATTGATTATGCGACTGATGGTGTATCTCATTTATTGGTTAACATCATGGGTGGTCAATTGGATATTGAAAACATTTTAAAGTGTCAAATATTAGATATAACATTTCCAGAACATATTAAAACTACTTATTTTAAAGGTCCTAAATATGGTGTTAATGGAATTAGAGAATATACTAAAACATATGAAAAACCTATTTTTGGTGCGATTGTTAAACCTAAAATAGGTATAACACCAGAAATACTTTTAGAAATGGTTAAAGAATTAGTTGAAGGTGGTGTTAATTTTATTAAAGAAGATGAGATTATGAGTAACCCAGCTATATGTCCAATTGAAGTTAGGGTACCATTAATTATGAATTATTTAAAAGATAAAAATGTAATATATTCAGTATCGATTCATTCAGACCCAGCATACATTTTAGATAGAGTTAAACAAGTATATGCATTGGGTGGTAACTCAGTTCATGTTAATTTTTGGTGTGGTCTAGGTGTTTACAAATCAATAAGAGAACTAGATTTACCTATTTTTATCCATTTTCAGAAATCTGGTGATAAAATATTAACAAATAAAAATCATGATTTTCATATTGATTGGAAAGTTATTTGTAAATTAGCTAGTTTAATGGGTGTTGATTTTATCCATGCTGGTATGATAGGTGGATATTATAAATGGGATGAAAATGAAACAATTAATGCTGTAAAAATACTAACAGAAAATAATGTAATGCCAGCGTTAAGTTGTGGTTTTCATCCAGGTCTAACTGATTGGGTTATTGATAAAGTTGGTAATGATTTTATGGCAAATGTTGGTGGTGCATTACATGGTCATCCAGATGGTACTTTAGCTGGTGCAAAAGCTATGAGACAAAGTATTGATAAAAAATATGAAGCAGAATATAACAAGGCTATTGAAAAATGGGGTAAAAAATAATTAATATGTTAATAGATAAATTTATAACACACATAAGAAACACAGACCCAAGTTTTGAAGTAAGAGTAATTTTAGATATTGGGTCTAGAGATTTAAACCAAAGTATAGAGTTTTCTAGTGTATATCAAAATTCAAAAATTTACGCTTTTGAACCAAATCCAGAACAATTTAACATTTGTTTAGGTAAAAGTGTTAACCATGAAAACATTAGTGTTGAACAATTAGCAATAAGTGATAAAAATGGAACTTTAGACTTTTACGTTACACATGGTAATGTTGGAGCTTCATCTCTTTTAGAACCAATAAGTGTACCATTTGCATCAACACAAAATTTCACAAAAATAAGTGTTGAATCTAAAAGGTTAGATGAGTGGTTAGACCAAAATAATATTGACGTTGTTGATATTATGTGGTTAGATACTCAAGGTGTTGAATTAGCAGCTTTAAAAAGTATGGGTGATAAACTTAAAAAAGTTAAATTCATTCATTGTGAAGCTTCAGAATTACCATATTATAAAGGTCATTTATTAAAAACAGATTTAGTAGAGTTTTTAGAATCATTAGGTTTTGAATTAGTGTTTATAAACGAAGCATACCACCCTTTCAACGAAGGCGATATTATTGCAACAAATAAAAACATATGAAATTAATAGCACATAGAGGTAACATAAACGGAAGAATGGAAAGTTGGGAAAATGAACCAACTTACATTGACTTAGCAATATCCAAAGGTTATGATGTTGAAGTTGATATTTGGTATAAAGACAATATCTTTTGGTTAGGTCATGATAAACCAGATTATGGTATTGATTTCAGATGGCTTCGAGATAGGAATTCAAAATTATGGATTCACTGTAAAAATATAGAAGCCATGACCTATTTCAATGCTAATTTTAAAATGTTTCCTTTTAATTATTTTTGGCATGAGAATGATACCGTTACCTTAACAAGTCTTAATTACATATGGGCTTTTCCTAATAAACAACCAATAAAAAATAGTATTGCTGTTATGCCAGAACTTAATAACGATGATACAACAAGCTGCATAGGTATATGTAGCGATTATATAGAAAAATACAAATAATATGATTTTACTAACATACGGAACACGTCCAGAATATATAAAAATAAAACCAATAATTTCTGAATTTAAAAAACATGGCATACCATACAAAGTATTATTCACTGGGCAGCATAAAGATATAGCCAACGGTGACTACGACTATAAATTAGAAATGACAGATTTAAGTTCTAATAGGTTGGATTCGGTTATTGGTAATTTGATGAATTTACCAGATGAAATTTTTGACGGTATAACTTATGTACTAGTTCAAGGTGATACAACATCGGTTGTTGGTTTGGCTTTATCAGCTTTGCATAGAAAAATCAAAGTAATACATTTAGAGGCTGGTTTAAGAACTTATGACACAGAAAATCCCTTTCCAGAAGAAAACAATAGACGAATAGTCTCCACAATCGCTTCCATTCATTTATGTCCAACAAAACAAAATGCTGAAAATTTATTTAATGAGAACATCAACCAAAATGTTTTTGTTGTTGGAAATACTGTTTTGGATAATTTAGTAGATTACAAAACAAAATGTGAATACACCAACAAAATATTGGTAACAATGCATAGACGTGAAAATCATGATAGAATTGATGAATGGTTTACTGAGATAAATGAATTGGCTAAAAGTCACCCAGAATTGGAATTCATATTACCAATACATCCTAACCCAAATGTTCAAAAACATAAAAATTTATTGACAAACGTAACGGTAATAAACCCGTTAGGTCATAACGATTTATTAGAGCTTTTAGTAAAAACTAGAATGGTGATTACAGATAGTGGTGGTATACAAGAAGAATGCTCTTTCTTTAATAAAAAATGCCTTGTTTGTCGAAAAGTAACTGAAAGACCAGAATCAGTAGGGATAACTAGTTTTTTGGTTGAAGAGCCAAAACATTTAAAAGAAATCTTCAAAAATCATGTTGAAAACCACGTAGTTGATGTTGAATCACCTTACGGGGATGGTAAGTCAGCGGTAAAAATTTGTGAAATTTTAAACATCTTGACAGACTAAGATATTTATAATAAAACTACTGCATGGCAAGAAAAACCGTAGCTAAAAAAACAAATGAGGTTGAAGTTTTAAAGGATATATTCACTGGTTTCAATTCTTCCCTCTTGTCAAAAATAAAAATTGACATAAAACACAAAAACGAAACCCAAAAAAAGCTTACTAATTCAATCAAAACAAACGATGTTACTATATGTACTGGACCTGCGGGATGCGGGAAAACGTACATAACTTGTGCTCAATCTTTAATTGAACTTAAACATACTAAAACTATAGAAAAAATTGTTCTAGTTAAATCAGTAACAACACTTAAATCTGAAGAAATTGGATTTTTAAAGGGAACTTTAGAAGAAAAAATGGAACCATTTATGTATTCTTTTCTGAATAATTTTGAAAAAATTGTCGGTAGAGAATTGGTTGAAACTTTAAAAAATGAAAAAGTAATAGAAATTTTACCAATTGCCTACATGAGAGGTGTAAACATTGATAACGCTATTATTATTGTTGACGAAGTACAAAACATCAGTATTGATAATATCAGAACAATTTTAACTAGATTAGGAGAAAATAGTAAAATTATTTTACTTGGTGATTTAAAACAAATAGACCAAAAAAATAGATATGATAGCGCATTGATGTTTTTAACAAAATATTTTAAAAACATCGATAGAGTAGATGTAGTAGAATTTAGTCTTGATGATGTAGTTAGACATCCACTAATAAAACAAATAGAACCAATATTTGAACAATACCATACAACAAAACCTCAACAAAAAAATTATGAGGTAAAAACTAGTAAAATTAAAGAAACAAAACAAACTTGGTTTAAAAAATTATTAAATAATTTTTTTTAAATTTTTTATTTTTTACTTTACTTACACACTTTTAATTATTAGATTAGTGTTATATGAATATAGCGATAAGTTTAAACGAAGTGTTAAGAGATTTTATCGGTCAATTTTCTTATACATATAACAAGTATATTGGTGAAACTAATATTACTGAAAATGATGTTACAGATTTTGATTTATTAAACTTTTTTAAGTTTGATAATGTAGATAAACTAAATAGTTTTATGTATTTGGAAGCACCTCTTGAAATTTTTGGTCATGCTGACCAAGTATCCGATGGTTTAATGAATAAGTTTAATGAATTTATTAATGAAATTGATTTTGAAGGAGAACATCAAATAGAGCTTGTAAGTCGTGAAGTAAACAAAGCAATTCCATCAACTTTATTTTTTTTATCTAAAACTGGTTGTAGAGCAAAAAATATTCGTTTTGTTAGTAAACACGAAGATGAATGGGGTGGTGCTGATGTTTTAATTACAGCGAATCCAAAAGCTTTGGAAAATAAACCAGAAGGAAAGATTGGTGTTAAAGTTAAAACATCATACAATAAAGAAATTAAAAGCGATTACGAAATAGACTCAATATTAGATTTTATAAACGATGAAGAATTAAGAAAACAAATATTGAAACAAATAATAACAACAACTTACGAAGAAATTTAGAACATGATTGAATTTGGTGGTGTATTTTATTATATTAATGTAGATGCTTTAGATAAAGCTCTAGAACCAAAAGGTTATAAACCTACAGACAAAATTGAAACAACATATTTAAAAACTTACTATAATGAAGAAGGTCAAGTTATAAGTAAAGAAGAAACAATCGAATTGACAACAAGAGGTAAAGAAATAGATGGTCCTAAATATGAAGTTTTTAAATTAATGATTGACACACTTTTAGATTTTATTGATGATGATGAAGAAGACATCACATTAGGTTCCGAAAGAGCACTATCCAAAAAACCATTATCATATCAATTAGCCTTTAATACCTTATATAATTATGGTATTTTAAAAGAAAAGGAATAACATAACATAAAAAATTACTAAAATGCAAGTTAACAAACAACAATTTGAAGAACAAATTCAACAAGGTAAAAAGACAGTTGAAAAATTAGAAAACAAAGATTTTACTCTATATTTTTTCACGCTAGACACCAAAGGCAACCCAACAGCTGGTATTGCTAACATTTACGAACATGTAAAATTACTTAATGAACTTGGTTACAAGGCAGCTATTTTACACGAAAAAAATGATTATAAACTTAGAGGAGACCAAAACGGACAAGGTATTGCTGATTGGTTAGGTGAACTATACGCAGAACTGCCTCATGTTTCTATCGAAAAACAAGAACTTAATATTAGCCCAGCTGATTTTATTATCATCCCTGAGATTTTTTCAAATATCATGGACCAAGTTAAAGGGTTTCCTTGTAAAAAAATCGTATTATCACAAAGTTATGACTATTTGTTAGAATTATTACCGATTGGTAAAAGATGGAATTCTGATTTTGGTTTTAATGATGTAATTACAACATCTGAAAAACAAGCAACTTACCTTAAATCATTATTCCCGTCAATTAATACTCATGTTGTTCCAGTTTCAATCCCTACTTATTTTAAACCTAGCGATAAACCAAAACAACCTATCATTAGTTTAGTAACCAGAAATCAAGGAGATGCTGCTAAAATAGCTAAAACTTTTTATCTTCAATACCCAATATATAAATGGGTAACTTTTAAAGAACTTAGAGGTCTTCCTAGAAAACAATTTGCTGCTGAATTAGCAAAATCTTGTTTGGCTGTTTGGGTTGATGACCAATCTGGTTTTGGTACATTTCCAATTGAAGCAATGGAATGTAACACACCAATAATTGGTAAAATTCCAAATCTTATTCCAGAATGGATGGAAGCAAAAGATGAGCAAGGAAACTTAATTATTAAAAATAATGGTGTTTGGACAAATACAACATTGAATCTTGCTGAATTGGTGGCAACATATATGAAATTATGGTTTGAAGATTCAGTACCAACTGAATTAATGAATGGTATAAAAGAAAGCCAAGGACAATATACTGAAACTAAACAAAAAGAAACATTAGAAAATGTTTATACCAAATTGTTTGAAGATAGAAAACAAGAGCTAACTTTAATTTTGTCAAGAATGGAAAATCAATTGACAAGTTTAAATGAACAAACTAACAACTAATTAAAACACAAAAAAAATGAGTAAAAAAAGTAACATATCACTTATTGTACCAGTTCATGAATTGACTGATGATACAAAAACATATTTTCCTAACGCAATTCAAAGCGTAAAAGAACAAATAGTAAAACCAGATGAATTAATTATTGTAGTACCTAAAGGTAGTGATGTAGCCGATTATGTTAAATCATTTGAATATGGTGAATTAACATCATCTGTTGTTATTGCTGAAAACGAAGGTAACACTGATTTCGCAAGTCAATTTAATTATGGTGTTAGTATTGCAAAATCAGAGTGGGTTTCTTTATTAGAATTTGATGATGAATTAGCTAAAATTTGGTTTAAGAATGTTATAGAGTACGCAGAAGCATATCCAGAGGTAGGTATTTTTATGCCAATTGTTGTAGATGTTGATGCTAGTAGCCAATTTATTGGTTTTACCAATGAGGCAGTATGGGCTCAAAGTTTTTCTGACGAATTGGGTATATTAGATAACAATGCTCTTTTAGCATATCAAAATTTTAATGTTGATGGTATGGTAATTAAGAAATCTCTTATTGAAGAATTTGGAGGTTTTAAATCAAATGTTAAATTGACATTTATATATGAATTTTTACTTCGTATGACATTTAAAGCGATTAAAACTATGGTCATCCCAAGATTTGGATATAAACATCTTAACCAAAGACCAAATTCTTTGTTTGCATCATATAAAGATACTATGAACCCAAATGAAGCAAAATGGTGGTTGGCTCAAGCTAAAAAAGAATACTACTTCTCTAAAGATAGAAGCATAACATATCTAGAACAAACTGTATAATGACTAAAAGAGGACGCAAAAGAACAAATGAAATGTATTTTGGTCCAGATGAAGAAGAAGCAGTTGTTAAATTTTTAGAATCAACAAACGAAATAGAAAGGAATCGCATTTTTAAAGAGTCGTTAATTAAACCTCTAGATAAAATGATTGAGTCGATAATAAGAAGGTACAAATTGTATAGAAAAGGGTTCACGTTTGAAGAATTACATTCCGATACCGTATCATTTTTGATGACAAAAGTACATAGGTTTGAAAGCGATAAAGGAAAAAAAGCTTATTCATATTTTGGAACAATAAGTAAAAATTATATTTTAGGTCTTTTAATTAAAGATGAGAAATATCTTAAACAAACATCTTCTTATGAAGATATATCATCTGAATTAGAAGAAAGAGAAGATTTAATTTATGAAATTGATGCAGACACCTTCTCAATGGATGAATTCATCACTACAGTTATTTATGAAATTAAAAATGAGTTAGATGATGATAAACACCCACCCAAAAAGAAATTAACAGACAATGAGAAAAAAGTGGGTTATGCTCTAATTGAAATTTTAGAAAATTGGGAATCAGCTTTCCTAGGTATGGACGGTGGTTCAAAATATAATAAAAATTCTGTTTTAGAAACCATGAGAAACTATACCAATCTTTCAACCAAAGATATAAGGTTAGCTATGAAACGATATAAACAACTTTATGATTTTTTAAAACAAACTGGGTTGTAAAATAGTAAAAAACAATATCTTTAGGTATTTATAGTAAAACATAGATATATGCCCCGTAAAAGAAAAACTGACGTAAAAGTAAACAATAATGATTCATTAGAAGGGTTGATGCAAGAAACTTATAATGATGCTTGTTTACAAATTAATGACGCTCAAAGAACAATCAATGAGCTATCTACAAGTGCCAACCCAACAGATGTTGATGATTTAACAAAATTGGCTAAAGAAAAATCTGGTTTATTAAAAGTTAAAGATTCGGCTATACGTATTAAATTAGAGTTGGCAAAATTACAAAGCGATATTATCAAAAATCGTGGTGATGTGGATGCAGCTATCAGTCAAAAAAGCCAAGGTTCAGCTTCTCTTAGTGATTTTAAATCAATTAGAGAAATGCTTAAAAAAGATGCTAGTATAGACAAATCAAACGAAGAAGAAATTGACTTTTAATGAATGTTATAAGTAAAAAAAAAGAAGTCTTTGGAAAAATAGGGGCTGTAAAAACTTTAACTGAAGGTTTACCTAAGTTAAAGTTAAGTTCATCATTCGCATCAATTAACAATAGCGGAGATGTGATTTCATTTTTAACAGACTTAGTTAAAACTTTAGTTGGTTTTGAAGCCCTTGTTTCATCAGTTATTGACACAATAACCCATTCACTACCAAGAATAGAAAAAGAAGTTAAAAAAGCTCTTAAAGTAGAACTTAAAAATATTGTAAGTTGTGGCGTAAATCCAAGTTTACCTTCTTGGATGAAATCTACTGGACCTGGTATAAACATTCAAGTTAAAAAAATTGATTTTGCAGATATACTTAGAACTGACCCTAATTCAGTAGCTGGTCAATTAATTTATAATGACATAACAACTCCATTAGTTAATAGTACAGATTTTAACACATTTCTTTATGGTGTTATTCAAGATGAAGGTATTGAATATTCTTGGAAAAATATCATAACGTTTAAATTTGTAGCCAATGGTGCGCCATTTGGTTTTTCAAATAATAGTTTAATAATAAAAGCAGACCAAGCTTACGACAACAAAACACTTACAGATTTAAATAACGATTTTATTGATAGTCTTATATTATTTAATTCTGACAACGTTGTAAATAAAGTAATGGATATAATTTATGGTACCGTCTCATCAACTATTGGTAAATCATTTAAACAACTTGAAAGTGAAGCTCAAATCAATACAATCATTGATAAAATGGTTGCCAATAATGACAAAAATCCAATACCAGATTCAGCCTTTTCATTTACAAAAGAAGAAACATACAAACAACAAGCAGAAGCTTTAGCTAGAAAAAAAGGTTCTATAAATTTAAAAACAACTAATGATATACCATCATCTGTTCCAATTTCACAATTAACTGATTTTACACAACAATTTAAAAGTGCTGGTGGTAATGTAATACAACAAAAAGACGCAATTAAAAACGGTCTTACAAATATGGCAAATGCAAGTGCCCTAAATGTTCCCAATCCAATTGACGTTGTATCATCAAAATTAAATTTTATACAACAAATAATAGTTACTTTAATTAAATCTATTGTTAACATTGTTTTATCCCCAAAAGTAATATTGACGTTTGTTTTAAACTATAAAATAGTTTATGGACCACAAGCTACATTTACTAATGGTGTTGATTTCATTAAGAAAAATAAAAACTTGATGAATAGAATTATGAAAGTTATTGCCGAAGAATTAATAAAAATATTATTAGCGATAGCGCTAAAAGAAATAGCTGTACTCGTATCTAAAGCAATGGCTAAAAAACAAAAAGAAAAAGTAACTCTTAAGTTAGCACAATTGCAAAGTTTAATAGGTGTACCAACAAACATAATACAACAATTATTAGGAAATCTTATATAATGGCAGACATTAAACCAATACCCACATCTGGATTTAACCTATCATCAATGAATGGTATTTTAAATTTAATTCTAAGCGCATTTCAAATTCCAGAAACACCAGTTGAACCATTACCACCACCATTAGTAATGGTTGGTGCTAAACTTAGACCTGGACTATCTCCACAATCAATCGCTTCAGATATAATAAGTAAACAATCAGATGCTGGTAGAGTTGTTGGAAACGTATTTGCAGATGGGCCTAATGTTGAAGAAGCGATGGAATTAATAAGAACCCAAGAACTAATAAATTCTATTTTAACAAAATCAAAAATAGAAGTTGTGATTCCACCTGGTATCTCAGTTACAGCTGCTGGTGGTAATGCTGGTGGTCCAGTTGTTTGTCAAGGTGTAACAACATCAATGGCTATTGGTGATGGAATAATTAGATAAAAATTAAATAATATGAGTGATAAAGCAAAAACAGAAGAATTAGAATCTTTATCAAATAATGAGATTCTTTTTAAAATTAAACAATACCAAGCCGACCATGAAGCATTAAAAATAAAAATGCTTAAAGATTTTGATAATCTGGTTGAAATCGAAAAAAATTTTGAAAAAGCTAATCTTATTTTAGTACAAAGATTAAAAGGCGAAAAATAATATGGATAAAAAAAATTTATACGAAAATGCTTTAACCCATTTTAATGTAAGATATGGTGTTGTAACTTCATTAGAGTCTAGTGCTGGACCTATTGAAAATAAAGGTTTAGGTCGTATTAAAGTAAGGATTAAAGGTTCTATGACTACTGGTGGTGATGACAGTATATTGGATGAAAATTTACCATGGTGTTTTCCACTTATGCCAAAACACTTTAGCGTACAACCAAAAGTAGGTGAAGTAGTATTATTATTTGTTTTTAGTAAACAACAACAACACGTTGATAGATTATATATAGGACCAATTATATCTCAATTACCTAAATTAAATGAAGACCCATTTTTATATTCAGCATTAAATGGTTTTTCTTTTGGTGTTGAATCACCATTAGTAAATCCAGCACAAATACCTGATTTAAATGGTGTGTTTGCAAATCCAGAAGATGTTGTTGTACAAGGTAGGTATAACACAGATATTATACAAAAGAAAAATGAAGTGTTAATTAGAGCTGGTAAATTTGTTCCAGAAAACCCAACTAGTAATAATCCATATCCTTTTAAATTTAACTCATCTTCACAAGCCTATATTCAATTAAAAAATAATATAGTAACAACACCAAAAACAAATCAACAACCAGAAAGAAGAGGCTCAATAACAAACATTGTGGCAAATAAAATTAATTTATTAACTCATGCTGATGGTAGCCCACGTTTTGATTTAACAAATCCAGATAATTTAATAAGCGATGAGGAAATGACCAGAATATTAACAGAAGCTCATCAATTACCATTTGGTGATGTTTTATTAGAATATTTAAAATTAATGAAAGATGCTCTTTTTTCTCATGTTCACAATGGAAGTGGAAACCCACCAACAGATTTAACAATATCTGGAAACAAACAAGCATTAGCAGCATTTAAATCAAAAGCAGATAGTTTGGAAAAAGCCATGTTATCACGTAATGTTAGGATAAATTAACATAGAATCGTGATATTTATAATAAAAACAATATGGTAATTCGCACTTATTTTGATAAAAATAATACTATAGTTAGCAACCAATACGTAAACACAGGTCTTAATCCTATTACAGAATTGTTTTATGGTGGTGCGTTAGGTGAACAAAAATATAGTCGTTTCTTATTCGATTTTGATGAATCAACACTTAAATCACTATATACTGGTGGCACATTCACCGATTTAACTAAATTAAAACATACCCTTAGAATGACCAATACTGGCTCATTTGATACCGATTTATTAAATGGTACCATGGCAGGTAAAGATAGAACAACATCTTTTGATTTGGTTCTTTTTAAAATAAATCAAGAATGGGATAATGGTGTTGGATACGATTATGAAGTACCTATTGTTACTATAGGTGAAAGTGCATATTATACGGGTCCATCAAACTGGGTTGAAGCTAGGACTGGTATATTTTGGGCAAATGGTTCTGGTGTTTATTCTGGTTCACCATCAGGTATAACAGTAACAACACAACATTTTGATAAAGGTAATGAAAATATTGAAATGGATGTAACAGATTACGTTAATGGTTTATTAACTGGTGATACTAATTATGGTTTAGGTGTTGCTTATGCTAGACCATATGAACTTATGAACACAACTACTCTACAATATGTCGGTTTCTTTAACAATAACACACAAACGTTCTATGAACCATATATTGAAACAATATATGATAATCATATTAAAGATGATAGAAACAATTTCTATCTAGATAAACCAAATAAACTATATTTATACGTTAATTTAGCTGGTAACCCTACAAATTTAGATGTTAACCCATCAGTTAATATCTACAATAATAATGGAAGCTTGTTTTCAGCTTATACGTCTTCAGATGTTAACCACATAACTTTAGGTGTTTATTCAATAGATATTATAGTGCCAACCACTGCAACAAATATTGAAACAATGTACAATGACGTATGGACTGGTGTAACAATAAATGGTGTTTCTAGACCTAATATAACACTTGATTTTGTTGTTAAAGACTCTTTTGGGTACTATAACATAGGAAACAATAATATGCTACCTAAAAAGGTTGGTGTAAACATTAGCGGTATCCAAAATAAAGAACGTATCAAACGTGGAGATATACGTAAAGTTATTGTGTCAGCAAGAATACCATACACCGTTGAACAAACACAAAATATAAGTGATTTAAAATATAGATTATATGTTACCGAAGGTGCTCCAGAATTAACTGTAATCGATTGGCAACCAGTAGAGATGGCAAATAACTATTATTATTTCTTATTAGATACTCAAAGTCTTATACCTAATACATATTATTTGGATATTCAAGCTTATTCTAACCTAGAAGTTACAACAATCAAAAATGCTTGTCAATTTGATATAATAAGTCAAGTAGAATTAAGAAAATCTCAATAGTATGAAAACGTTTATTCGTAAAAGACTTCGTGAAGAAATGATTGATGGTCAATATATGACACCAGCTATGAAAACAGCCTGTAATAAAATGACCATAGGAAGTTATGAAGAAGCTTTTAGTTTAACTGAAAAAGCAATAGCTCATTTAGATGAAGAAACAAAATCCAAAATAATGCAAAAACTTCAACAACCATTTAATAATCTAAAAGATGCTCAAAATACACTAGATGGTGAAGTTAGTAGATATCGAATGACTGGTGATTCATTGGCAGATGAAGCAGATACTTATTGGCACCAAATACAATCCACAATTTGTGAATTGGGACCTAATTTTCAATAAATAAAACATAGTTAACATATAAAATAACCCAAAGACTTGCTTCTTTGGGTTTTTTATTGTATATTTGTAATAAATTTTTAAAAATGAAAGAAGAAATATTAGAAGCTTTTTTAAAAGATGTTAAAAAAATTGTTGAGAATAATCCTAATGATACTGATTTGGGAAAAACACTGAGAAGTTATTTTAATAATTTACCAAAAGTAATTGAAGATTTTAAACAAGAGTTAAACAAAAAATAAACTTAGTTTAAAATAGTATATAAAACAAAAAAGGTGGAATAAATTCCACCTTTTAAGTTTATATAAGATATTTTATTATCTAAGTTCTGCTACGTTGAAAGTAGGTACACCGTCTACACGAATTGCTCCGTAAAATCTGTTGTTTACTACTTTTTTAGCGTAACGAGTCATGATACCCTTCACTGGAGCGAAGTTGAAAGGATTGTACATAGTAGGAGTAAGTTGCAATGGCACGTATGGTGCGTAAATGTAACCTGTATCCAACAATGACTTACCTTTGTGACCGATAACAGCTGAGTAAGCTGGTGCATATGGGTCACGATATACTTGATAACGTCCTCCCAATGTACCGATTCTTTCGATACCCATGTTATATTGGTCTTGCTCAGGGTTAGCATCAGATACGTGGAAATATTCTAAGTCATCAAATATAGCTGAAATTTCAGAAGATACAACGATGAAGTTAGCACCACCACGAAGTGTTGATTTGTGGATTTGAGCAGAGATTTGGTTAATTCTTGTGATAAGAGTTTGGTTCCAATCCTTTTGAGTATAAGGGCTAGCAGCAGAAGAAGCTTTTCTCCATCCGTTGTAGTCCCAACGCAATTGCCATGCAGCCGCTTTACGAAGGTCTCTAAGGATTTCACGGTCAATTTCCGCAGCAACTTGCTCAGAAAGCATTGCAGTCAATTCAGCTTCAGCGTCAATGTTGTGGAATGCACTAACATCTTGAGCCAATTCTGGAGACCATGTTGCACGTAATTTTCTTTCTTCAACCGCAACAACAACTTCATCAAGTCTGAATGATACTTCTCCAAGTTCTGTTTCCAATTCTAGAGAAGAGTATTCAGCCCAAGCAAATTTGTAAGCTGGGTTGGTAGTTAAACCAGATACTGAACCTAATACACCACCTGTTGTACCAGTAGCACCTACATAACCGTCATAAGTAGCAGTACCAGCTACAGCAGTACCAGCAGCAGAAGTACCAACTGGGTGACGAAGGTCTAATTCTACATACATTACACCAGCTGGACTAGTCAACGTACCTTTATTTTGTACGATAGCTTTACCGTATTGTTGAGTAACAAGACGAAATGGAACTTCACCATTAGCAGCAATAACTGTATTACCGTCAGCATCTTTAATTGCGTTTGTAGTAGTACATATCAATGAAGCCAAGAATGACTCAGTGTCGATAATATTACCATCTGGGCCAGTTAATACTTCAGCACCATTTGTATTGTTAGAAAAACCAGAAAGACCTATGATAACGCTTCTTACGGAACCGTCTTGAGCCAATGGAAGAATGTTAGAACCAGTAGTAGTTGCACTTAAAGAACCATCGTTACCAAACACATAAGCATTAAGTGATGACATGTTTATAACTTTGATAGTTAAAGTACCTTTAGAATTGTCAAACATACCATCGTTGTAGAATATATCATACAAGTTCTTAGCTTCAAACTGAGTCAACGGAGTTGAAGCTTTAGTTACAGCAACTGGAAGAGCAGCAGCGGTAGCAACACCATTGTGTTCACCGTTAAGACCAGTGTGAGCTGAATAAGTAGTTCCATAAGGAATTGTTGCGTAGTCGTTACCAGCAACACCAGAACCGTCTACACGGCTAGAAGTTTGAGGTACGAAGTAGAACAATTTACCGATAGGCATGTTCATAGCTTGTACAGACACGATGTCATTAGCTAATAATTTAGAGAAAACACGTCTTACGATAGGGAACACAACTGTTTCGAAAGAACCAGATGATGTTGCAGTAGTTGATTCAGTTAACAAGCTAGAAGCTTGGTTTTCGTATAACTGAGCAATATTTTCTTTTACGTGGCCTTTAAGACCATCAAGGAAGCCTAAGCTATCCCATTTTGATTGGGTTTCTTTACGGATAGCCTTCATGTGGTTTAATCCGATGTTACCCACTTGTCCAGATGTTAATAAATGTGACATAGTTGTTTTTTTTTTTATTTTTTGTTATTTGTTATTATTTTTTTTCAACTCTTTGAATCAAATCAAGGATTCTTTTAGTTGAAGGGTCAACATACGCAGTACTTTCATTTAATTGCTTTGAAGAACTGGTAGTAGCCTCTTTGATTATTTTGTTTTCGATTGATTCAGCGATTGGTTTCCTAGAAACCAATTCGTTGGCAATAGTTCTATATAACTTTTTAGATTCTTTAAGGTTTGAAACTTCTTCATCAAATCTCTTGATAATAGTTTGTTTTTCTGCCTTAGTTGTAGCGTGTTCCATAAACAATCTTGTTACGTAAGTCAAGTTGCTATTGAAAACTACAGTCTCAACTAACTTACCTCTAAATTCTTTAAGGGCTGTTCTGAACTCATCGTTCTCAACCTTAAGTTTTTTAGCCTCAGTTAAAAGAGAATTATATTTTTTAGCAGTTTCAGAAACAAGTTTTTTAGCGGCAGCAGCTTCATTGATTGATTCAGATTTTGGATTTTCTGGAGCACCTATTGATTTAGGACCTTGGCCACGGTGTGAACCTACGCTCATACCGATACCAACACTAATTTTCTCGTCAATAGTTTCTTCTTCTTCTTCTTCTTCTTCTTCAGCTTCCTCGCTTTCTTCTTCTTCTTCTTCTTCTTCTTCTTCTTCTTCATCATCTACTAAAGTAAATTCAGATTCTTCATCTTCATCACCCATTTCGATTTCATAATCAACTTCATCTTCATCACCAATTTCTGGTTCAACAGATGCAGCATTAAGGTCAGAAGTTTTAACGATATATTCGCCTGGTTCAGAGACAGTTAAGTGAATTTCGTCACCTACGATTTCGATTTCATCTTCGCCACTCAATTTCTTGTAGATTGCGATTACGTCATCATCAGACGCTTGGGTCAAGTCTATTTCTTCTGATGCCATTGCATCCATTCCTTCTTCGTATGTTTCATCAGTTATGTCTTCTTCGTACATACCTTCTTCTTCCATACCTTCTGTTGACATTTCACCCTCAGTCATTTTTTTAGTTTTAGATTTCATTTCAGATTTCTCTTTTTTCTCAGTACCACCTTTACCATGTTCTTTCTTTTCCTCCGATGGAGTTTCAGATTTTTCATGTTCTTTGTTAGATACTTCATCAAGAGCTTCTTCAACTTCTTCCTCTACATAACCCTTCATGGATTCTTTTACAACACCGTCAATTTCTTCTTTAGCTACGCTACGAAGTATTTCTTTCGTGTTGGCATTGAGAGCATTCTGAATATTTTGGATATCCAAAAGTGCTTCTTCAAGGATTGTTTTTTTCTCTGCCATTTTTTGTGTATTCAGTTTTTATTTGTTATTGAGTAAATAAATGAAAATATTATTCACCTTATTTGATAATAAATATATCTAATTTGTAGAAAAGACGTATTATATATAAAAATTATAAAAAAAACTTAATCTAATAAGAATTTATTAAGCTTATCAGATAAAGTTTCCTTAATTATATTGCCTTTTGGTGCTACATTTTCTACATAAGGTTTAGCTTCTTCAACGTTTCTGAATATCCATGCATCTGGTGTAGATGGTGCAGTCACAACATCCCAACAAATAATTTCAAAATCGTCTTGTACAAGTTGTTCTCCATTTCTACCTTCTTTTAATGAACCTACACCTCTCGAAGAAACACCAATTTTAATTCTGTTTCTTAATAAATTAGCAACTTCATCCCCTTTGGTAGAAACGATACCATAATTAATAAACCCTGGAGTCATAAGGATTTCCATTTTACCCATAAGAGTTTTACCTTCCCACCAAGTTTCTATGATATTATGTGATATTCTATCACCAGCTATAACGCTAGATTCTGGGTGGTCTAATTCACCAACCGCAGCTCTTTCTTTAATAGCTTTTTGATATATTTCTATTTGTTTCTTTAAAACCGATTCTGGATAAACTCTACCATTACGGTTTAAGACACCGTATTTTTGTAGGATAACATATACGACTAATGGCTCTGCGATAATAATTTTGCCACTATCTATTTTTTTTATTTCACTGATGAATGGTTGGTTTCTAGGTTCATCTGGACTTATATATCCAGCATCGTGCTCAATGAGAAATCCCGTGCCACTTTCACCCCTTTTTAATATTTTTAAATTATCGTAATTTATACCCATAGTTTATAAGCTTATTAATATAAATATTCAGATAAATAAAAAAAACCCTAGAATTCTAGGGCTTTGATTTATTTCTTTCTTTTGTAATATTTAAAAATCTTACTATTTTCAAATATATCTTCTATTACTTCTTTTGAAACGTTTGTTAACATTTCTTTCATCATTTCTGTGTTAACTGGTATTTCAACATTCGTAAATAATGTTATTTCACAATTCATAAAACTACGTTTTCCATATCTGATTCCAGATTCTCTAATATCCAAGTCTACAATTGTTCTTTCTTTTTGGAAAACAGAATTTGAATCTAAATCAATTAAATCGTAAATTGTTTGTTTTATGTTTTTGTTGATGTTTCTGATTACTCTAGAATAACTTAGTTCTTCATCAGAATTTGGCTGGGCCCATGCGGAAATGTTAATATAAATCGCTTTTGGATTTTTGTTGTTCACGCTTCCGAATACTACATTATATTCATTAAAGTATGCGGATTTTACTTCTTTTCCTGTTTTCATATTACTTGGTTTTTTCACAAGAATAATGAAAATATTTTACACTGTCAAGTGGTTATTTTACGTTGTTCCAAACAGCAATAGCGACACCCACAGCTACTTGGACAAAAGTGATGATTGCAATAGCTGCTACCCATCTATTTTTTTGTTGATATATTTCATCTTTAGCTTCTTTCATTTGGCTAGGAGACCAAACATCATTTACACGTTCAATCCATCTAACATGACTATCAACCTTACCTTCAACATTTTTGAATTCTGTAAGTTTTTGATTTAAATCTGAAAAACGATTATCCATATCGTTTCTCATTTTTTCATAGTTACTATTTAATCTCTCAAGTTCTTTTAGAACCATTTGGTTGTAATCTATCATCTTATCATTTTCTTCTAACATTTTCTCATAACTTTAAATGTCTAATTAATTTTCTTTAAGACTAACCCTTAATTCAACTAACTTAGAAATGTTTTTAATAAAGTTTTCGTTTATTTCTTGTTTGTCGTTTAACAATTTATCTTTGACTCTTAATAGTTTATCTTTAGCTTCTAAATCAGTTGTATCAAGCTTTTCATTTATTAAATCAATACATTCTCTCAAAGTATTAGAATAAACTTCTTTCTTTTTTTCATCACTAGAATCAATCAACACTTTTAAAACATTTTTTTCTGTTTCATCTAATGAAGAATATCTTTCATTGAATTTTTCGACCATAATAGTGCTTAACATACTATTAGGTAACTCAATACTTTCAGTAATAGATTTTGGTTTATTGTTCAATATGTAACTAACTAATTTGCTAGTAGCTTCAACTATCGTATCAATAGTTTCTGGAGTTTTTTTTGTGAATATAAGAGTTGAAATACATTCATAAAGTTCTTCTTTATTATCGTCAACTTCATAACCAAAGTTAATTTTCTCAACTAATCTATTATTGGCTTCAATAATATCTTTTTTATCAAACTTAGAAAATAAATCTATATTTTCTTTTACAAATAGATTGGCTTTGGTAGCATCCGATTCTATTTTTTGTTCAATATTGGTATAAACCAAAAATTGTGTTTTAAGAATTTCATTTTCTTTTAAAGATTTTACGTAGTCCTTAAACAACTCTTTTTTTGATATATCCTTTGAGATAACGCTTTCAGCCAAAAGTGTATTGTAAAGATTTTTTATATGACCGAAATTTTTTGATATTTGGGCTAAATTTGCCATGGTTTCTATTTAATTAATAAATATTGTTATTTACGGTAAAAACTGATTATTCATCTAACATTTTATCAATATCACTAATCATTTCGTCAATGTCCTTATTAACTCTAACGTTTTTGTCATATATTTTTACCTTTTCTTCTTTTTGAACAATAGTTGGTTTTATTGACTCCACCAATCTATCAATAAATTTTTCTTGATATTTTTTGTTTCTTTCATTTATTTTCTTACCCAAAACAACTTTTTGCTCCTTCAAAATTTTGTTAATTTTTTTAACGGATTCTGTAACTTCTGTTGCGGCAGTTTCTTCAGCACCAGCTTCAGTAGCTTCTTCACCTGCACCAGCTACTTCAGCACCAGTTTCTGCTTCACCACCAGCCTCAGTAGCAGCTTCACTTTCAGCACCTTCTACATCACCAAAATCTAAATCTTCGCCTCCACCGCCTCCACCACCAAAAGCTCCACCTAGACCACCAGCACTACCACTAGATTCACTACCTCCTCCAGATTCACCACCAGCCCCTTCACCACCACCTTTAAGTGCTACATCCATGTCACCATATATTCTGTCAACAATATCAAACATACCAGTATGTTTAATTACATTAGCAGAATTAGCCAATTCAGCAGCTGCTGCTTTTTCCATGCGTTGTTCAAGCAAGTCTTTTTTAATGTCATCATCAGACATACCCAATATTTCTCGCTTAGCACGAGTCATTGACATAGCACCAAAACCATTACCAGCATCACTAACAGAGTCTTTATAAAGTGTGACTTTAGCTTGTGTGTGCTCAACTTTAAGCATTTCAGCTTGAGTAGATGGATTGTTAAGTGTTAATGTAAAGTTATCAAAATCTTCTTCAAACCCTAGTAAATATAAATGAATAATCGCAATCTTATTAAGCTCTTGAAGCATTGATTGTTGGATTCTATTAATAGTTCTAGAAAAACGAATATCTTGTAGTGCAAGATTTTTACCATCACCAGCTGTTTCATCAAACCCTAAGAATGGTTTTGGAACACGCAAAGCTGTAAATAAATTATTTCTCAAATATTCAATATCTGCTATTTGGTCTAAGTTGCTAGCTCCTGGAAGCGTATCAATAGGATTTGGTGAATCTTCAGTACGAACAGGTATAAAGAAATCTTGGTCATTAGATAATTGATTATATCTGAGGTCCATTTGACCAGTTTGTGGGTCAACAATTGGAGTACGTTTAAATCTATCAGCAATTTCGTTTACATATGCTGGAACATCAGCATCATCAATATTACCAACATAAATCTTATACACACGTCTTTCTGGAGCACGGGTTACACGATAAACTAACATTGAGTCTTCAGATAAAATTAATTGTTTCCAAATACGTCTTGCTTTTTCTAAAACAGAGGTTCCGTAAGGCAGTCTTCTATCATCCCCTAATAAACGGAAGTGAGCTATTTGCCATGAATTAAATTCAACGTCACGACCTCTCCAATAAAATTTTGTTTTGTCACCACTATCCACTTGACTATTTGGTGTTTCACGACCAGTAATCATATCAAATAAACCACTTTCTCTACGTTCCATTTCATAATTAGGCATTTGTTTAGCGCTTAATATACCATACTTTTCGTCAATATTTAAATAACAAAAATTATCACCATACTTGCATGTGTTTCTAGTCCACATAGGTAAAGATGTATGTATATCTAACCTATTATAGAATAAATCTTCTAAAATACCTTTAACACGATTACTGTCAGAATATACATTTAACATTTTTCCTTTTTCATTTAAAGTTGTTGATTCTTCCATCATTATATCTAATGCAGCGGCAATTGTTGGATAAAATTCCATAGCTTCAAAATCTGAATAGGAGCCAATACGAGTTGTTTCATAGTTTATTGATTGTTGAAAAAGACCACTCTCAACCTTTTTCCACATTTGAGACAAATATTTGTTTTGTTGAGCTTGTAATTTTTCTTTTTCATATTCAGCTCTATTATTAGTTTTTAACAACACATCACCATTGATATTAAATCTTTGAGTTGAAGTTTGTTGTTTAGGTGTTGCTTTTATAGAATCTGGGCTAAGAACTTTACCTAGTCTTTGAAATATTGTTAAATTTTTATTATCTGCCATAAATTAATTTTTTTATAATTATAGTATTTTTTACCAAAAAATAAATGTTATTGAACGTAATCACACTCGACATAAGCCGAATGCTGTTGTTCATAGTTAACAACTGTTATATTATATACGTAAGTTGTAATCCAATCTTGCCCTTGCGACCCAGCAGTTGCATTACAAAAAGTTGGATTTGAATTACCACCACTACTTTTAGACTTATTGGCTTGATTAGGTACGTAGGTTGTGCATCCAGGGGACCACGTGTAAAGTTGTGGTAAATAACCTTTACGTACAAATGTTCTTTTACAATTATCTCTTTTTGGTAACATATTATTTTATTTTTTTGACGCACCAAATAACCATGAATATTGACCAGTCGGGTCTTGCATATTTCTGCTTACTATAGGACTTATATTTGGCTTATTTTTTTTATTTTCACCACCAATCCAATTACTTACGACAGTTGGTTTTTCTTTTACTTGTGTTGTTTGATTAAATGTCGATGTAGTTGTAATACTCTTTGTTGGTGCACCAACAACCCAACTACTTAACATTGCTTTGTTTTGCTTCTCCAACCTTTCAAGGTTTTTAAAAGAATGTTCAACAACCCATAAACACATAGCCAATGCCATAAGCAAATCATCATGATAACCATCCATATGGTCTGGTCTACCATTTTTGTAAATGAAAGTTTTCATTTCTGATGTCATTCTTGTTGAACGTACCTTAATAGCATCAGTTCTAATCTTAAATTCTAAGTTAGAAACCATTGGTAAACGAACTGATGTTGCATGAAACCCTGGCATCTTATTATCTTTGTTATAATTTGTAAGTTCTCTTTGTTTAGATGATAATATTTTTCCATTCTGATTATCATAATGCAATCTC